GCCTACGCCGCCGCCGACGCCGCCGCCTACGCCGCCGCCGACGCCGCCTACGCCGCCGCCGCCGCCGCCGCCGACGCCTACCGTCGTTCGAGGCTGCTCGCATCGCGCGATGCGAGCAACGCGTCCGCGGTCGATCTCATTCGGCGCATGTGCGCGGTGACCGAATGAGCGACGGCGACCGCAGCGACATTGCCCCGAAGGGGCTCGGATTCGACCTGGCGAAGATCGCAAAGGGCGGCGCCTCGAGGCCGAGTCACGGCGACTGTCCCGGCGGCCAGCTCGTGATCACCCGCGACGAGTACGACGCCATGGTCTCGGCCGGCGAGCACTTCGTCACGCCTCGGCGCGACATGCCCGACGACGGCCGGGGCGATGCGCGGCTGTTCTGCCGCGGCACCGTCCTGCGCAAAGAAGGCGTCGGCGGCATGGTCTTCTACGGCCTCTGCGGCTCATGCTCCGAGGCCGAGCGACGCATGCGCGAGAAGGCAAGGCACCGCGTGGAGACCAACGGACGATGATCCTCGTGACCCTGCCCATCCGCACCGTCAGCGCGATGAACACCCGCGAGCACTGGGCCAAGCGAGCACGCCGGGTGAAGGAGCAACGCAACACCACGGCGCTCGTCGTCGCCGGTCACATCGCGCACGCCAAGGGAACACTCCCCGGCCGCCTGGTCGTGACCCTCACGCGCATCGGCATCCGCCAAGGCCTCGACGGCGACAACCTGCAAGCCTCGATGAAGGCCATCCGCGACGGGGTGGCCGACGCGCTCGGCATCGACGACGGCAGCGACCGCATCGAGTGGCGGTACGCCCAGCGCCGTGGCGCGGCCTGGGGAGTTGAGATCTCCATCGGGACGCCCGAGGAGGTGGCCGCGTGAGAAAGCGCGTGAAACAGGCCGTGAAACGTCCGCAATCGGCATTATCATTGGATGAGCCAAGGAGCGAACCAATGAACCACCTCGAAGAACACATCCCCGCCGGCCTCGCGCTGACGAGGCGCCCGACACGCGACGACCGCGAAGAGGAGCCGATGCTACTGCGCCGCGAAGACGGTCGCGTCATGGCTCTCGTCGAGCGCGTGGATCCAGGCAGGCTGGTTAGCTGACATTCACCTGACATCGGCCGTGACAAATAATGTCACGACTGGTAGAGATACCCTCGTGGCCGAGGGGAACGCCGCCGAAGTCCTTCCGATCGCCGACGAGGCGGGATGGGTGCTCCGTCCCTACGTCGCGGACAGCGACGAGGCGGGCATGATGTACCTCCTCGGCATCGCGTACACGCGGACGAAGGCCGGGTGGCGCGCCGGGGCTAGCGGTGCCGGACGCAGCGACGCGGACCGGGCGCAACGCGTCGGCATGCGTGGCGACGGCGACGAAGAGACGCTGAAGCGCCAAGCCTTCCTCGCGGCCCATGCGCCCATCTGGCGGTGGCTGCTCGAGAACGCGGACGTGACGCTGGCGGTCGACGCGACCAACCCGGAGACGGACATCTGGGGCTGGATGGTCACGAGCGGGCCGCACGTCATCCACGCGCTCGGGGTCAAGCGCAGCGTCGTCAAGGCGGGCCTCGGTCCCGAGCTCGTACGCGAACTGGCGGGAGAACGCTGGAACGCTCACCAGGTACTGACGCTGGAGATGCCGAACCTGCGGCCCTCGGCGGGCAGCAAGTACAAGAGCCTCGACGTGGTCGACTTGTGCCGGCCGTACAGCTGGTCGCTCGACCCTAGCTGGTTGCTCACGAGGATGTTGGCCCGATGATTACGCGCGTCGACTTCGTGGGTGGAGAGGTTCCCGTCCCGCTCAACGCGCAGACGCCGCGAGGGCGCGTGTACCTCGCAAGCGAGGGGTGGACCTTCGAACACACGCCCGTGGGCCTTCGTATGGCGCACGTGGGAAAGACATACACCGTTCGCGGCGTCGGCTACGTCGCACACGAGGAGAACCAGGCAAATGAACGCGACCGACAAGATCCGACCGATCCGGGACAACGTGCTGATTCGCTGGGTGCCGGAGGACGAGAAGACCAAGGGCGGGATCTTCATCCCGAAGACGGCAGCGGGCTCGCGCACGAAGCGGGCGACGGTGCTGGCGGTGGGTCCGGGTCGAATCCTCGAAGGGTGCGGAAAGCGCGCGGAGCCCGAGGTAAAGCGGGGTGACGTCGTCCTCGTCAGCGAATACAACGCGGCGCAGTCGAACGGACTGAACTACATCGATGAGAGCGTGTCGCTGACGCCCGAGAGCGACATCGTTGCGGTGGTCGAGCCGTGAACGAGAGGGAGCGCATCGCGTCGGTCCTCATCGACGCGGCGGCGTATGGCGACGTGCAGGCCGCCCGGAAGTGGGCCGTGTGCACGCGCACCATTCGCAACTACCGCGTGAGGCTGCGCACCGACGCAGAGCTTGCCGGTTTTTGCCGTGAGCAGATCGAGGCGCAAGAGGCGGAGCTCGGCGCGCTGCGAGTGAGATTCTTGCGGAAAGCGCTCGCGGAAATGGAACGCCGTCTCAGCAAGGCGGAAACGACACTTCTGGGGATCGCCGAGGCCGTGAAGGTCGTCGGTGAACTGCATCAGGTAGCGGAGGCAATGGGCGATGGCGGATCCGATGGCCGCGATCCGGAGGCTGACAGCGCTCCGGGCGATGGCGCAGACCAAGCGGCCCACGGTCCGCACTGACGCCCGCCGCGCCGCGACGCACGAGGAAGAGATCCTCGCGCGCTACGACGAGGTCGACGCGTTGCTCGTGGCGAAGGGCTTTCCGCCCACGGCGCCATGGTGGCGGTCGACCATCGAGCGCTACTACCGCAGCGGCAAGCGTCAGGCGGTGCTTCGTGTCGGCCGTCGAGGCGGTAAGTCGTCGAGCCTTTCGCGCCTGATGGTCGTCGAGGCGCTATACGGACATCACGACATCCCGCCCGGTGACACCGGGGTCGGCGCCATCATCTCGACGCGCATCGACGAGGCTGGGCAGCGCCTCAACACGATCACGAGCATCCTCGACGCGCTCGGGGTGCCGTTCAAGCCGTGGGGCAACGGCGTCATCGGGATCCGCGTCATCGGCCAGCGCATCGGCTTCCGGGTGTACTGCGCGAGCGTGGCGGGCGTGTCGGGCTTCACCGGCATCTTCGTCCTCTGCGACGAGGTGGCGAAGTGGAAGGACTCGGACACGGGCGTCAACCCCGCAGGGCAGGTGCTCGCCTCGGTGCGCCCGACGATGGCGACGCAGCCGAATGCGCGCATCGTCCTTAGTTCGTCGCCGTTCGGGATGCTCGACGCGCACTACGACTCCTTCGAGGAAGGCGACACGGCGTTTCAGATCACCGCGTTCGCGCCCACGTGGGAGGCGAACCCAACGCTGACCGAGGCCGAGACGCGGGCCATCGAGCCGGAAGAAGGCGTGTGGCTCCGCGAGTACGCCGCCATTCCGCAAGCCGAGGCCGAGACGTCGCTGCTGACCGACCTGCTCATCGACCGAGCCACGCGCGCCGAGGAAGGCGACATGCCCTGGACCGAGGGGTGGAGCTACGTCGCCGCGATGGATCCGGCGACGAGGACGAACGCTTGGACGTTCGCCATCGCAGGTCAGGGCCTCGACGAGAAGCGTCACGTGGTCCTCGCGCGCGAATGGGTGCCGCGGCCGGGAATTCCGCTGGACCCGAAGACGGTGCTGGCCGAGATCGCGCACTACCTCGGGAGCTACGGCCTTGCGATGGCGTACACCGACCAGCACGCGGTCGAGATGCTGCGCGCGATGGCGGAGCCGCACGGCGTCCAACTCATCGAGGCGCCGTGGACGCCGACGACGAAGCGCGAAGGCTACGAGCACTTGCTGAAGCTCGCGCAGGCGAACCGGCTCGGACTGCCGAAGGACGCGCAGGTGAAGGCCGACCTCCTCGGCATCCGCAAGGTCATCACGCGAAGCGGCGTGCAGTACCAGCTTGCCGAAGTGCGCGGGCGACACGCCGACTACGCGCCGACCATCGCGCTTGCGGTGGCTGACGCCAGGTTCATTGCGACTGCCGTAGAGCGACCGAGCGAGGTGAGCTTGGCGAAGGCCGCGCGTCACCAGAAGTTCCGCGAAGAGGAAGAGCGCCCGCACTGGAAGGCGCGAGGAGGCAGCGTGCACGACAGGTACTGGAAGAGGGGCGCATGATCGCCGCCGCCCTCATCGGCCTCGCCGCCGTCGCGCTGTACGCGTGGCAGGACGGCATCAACCCGTGCCAGGACGGCGCGCGGTACACCAGCGGCACGCCGCAGCCGTCGCCGTTTCACCGGAGGTTTCACGCATGGCCGCCACGTGTGTTGATGATCGTTACGTGGGCCTCGTTCGTCGCAACGGCCTGCCTGCTCGGCGCCCCGTCCCGCGCTGTTCTGTTCCTCTCGCTTCCGGGCGTGTGGATGTGCATCGTGATGCCAACGACGGTGGACGGGCCGGCGATGATGCTCTCTCTCGCATCCGCGCTGTTGTGGCCCGTCTCACCCGTCGCTGCGGTATTGGTGGCGGCCTGCTCTGGGGCCGTGCACGAGCGCGGACCGGTCTTTGCCGCGATCTACTCTTGGAGTCCTTGGCCCCTGCTCGGACTCCTCGCTGTGCAATGGTGGGCGAAACCCGCTGCGCCGAATCACGCCAGCCCCGAGCTCGCTGACCGCCTCGTCGGTCACAAGTCGACGCTGGCCACGATGCTCGCGCACCGCCCCCACATCGACCTGCTCGCCGATGGCGGCCTCGTGTGGGCGCTCCGAGGCATCCCGCTGTGGGCCGCGTACGTCGGCGCTCCGGCGCAAGCCTGGGTCGCGCTCGGCGTCGCGTTCGCGTCGCGGCTCGTCGGCACCGATACGGCGCGCTGTCTTCTCTGGGCAGCCCCCGCATTTCTCATGCATCTCGACCCGCCGTGGTGGGTCGTGGCGCTGCAAGTTGCTTCGTTTCGGAGGGTAATGCGATGAGCCTGAAGCGCGTTCTGCAATCCATCGGCGGCAATCTCGTGAAGGGTGCCCCCGTGACGCTCGTGACCGAGCACAAGGAACCTTCTCCCGAGCAGAAGGAAACAACTGCCGACGAGCTGTACGCCGCATTCTGGGAGCATCTCCACACCATCGAGCCGAAGGACTGGGATCTGGAGGGTTTCTATCAGCGCATTCGTCGCGGTCAGCCCGTGAGCGCAGAGCCGCTCGTGGCCGTCATCTCCCCGACGTACCGCGAGACCGAGAGCATCGCGAAGAAGGGCCGGCAGAGCCGCAACGAAGTGCGCCAGGACCTCGCCGCGCACGGCATCGGCAGCATCACCGCGGGCATCGACGGCGACTCGCTGGTCTGCCGCATGCGCCAGCGCGCGAGTCACCTGTTTCTCAGTTCGCCCGCTACGTACATGCTGTTCTGGGACGCCGACATCGTGGCGAACGACCCTGGCTGCCTGCGGAAGATGCTCGCGACTGGCCACGACGTCATCGCGGGCGCGTGTCCCTTCAAGGACATGTCGGGGCGCACCGTGCACAACCTCTTTCCCGAAGACGAAGGCAAGCCGCTGGAGCGCGACGAACACGGCTGCGTCGAAGTGCAGGACGCCGGGACGGGCTTTCTCCTCGTCAGCCGCAGGGCGCTGATCGCGATGCAGAAGTCCCACCCGGAGCTGCTGCATATTAACATCTCGCGGAGCAACGACCGAGGCGCCCCGCTGTGGGCGCTGTTCGATACCGGCGTGGCGGACGGCGTCTACCAGAGCGAGGACTACAACTTCAGCCGCTACTGGCAGGGCATCGGCGGTAAGGTCTACGTGTACACCCCGGCGACGTTCCAGCACTGGGGCGAGCACGGCTTCGAGGCCAGCTTCGAGAAGCAGTATGGTCTCGCGTGATCCGTCCGACGGGCGGACGGCCCGCGGTTGCACAGATTGCGGACGGACCATCCCATGGAGCGCCGAACGGTGCGCCGCCTGCGTGAGAGCCTGCGGCACAAGGCGTGACAGCGGACCGGAATCCGTGCTAAAGGATGAGAGCCGCATGGCGGACACGCTCAAGCTGGTGAGGGAGCTGAAGGCGGAAGGGGCAACGCGCATCGCGTTTCACCCTGACGGCTCGCTCGCGTCAGCCGAGTTCGGTCCTGCCTACGAACATGAAGACCAGCACGACGACTCCAGACCCGTTGTGGTGACGCCCCCGCGTCGACCCACCGGACAATTGGTCCCGCGTGCCGGCAGCCGCAGTAGCGACTAAGCAGGTCCCCGCAGACTGGTGGACGCTGACCGGCGACGAGCTCGCCGACTGCCTCACGGTGGTCTTCGGTCACGTGCGCGACGAGAACGCGTGGCGTACCGACAAGGACGACTACCACTGGGGCCTCTACGCCGGCAACGGCATGGGCGGCGTCACGACGGCGTCGCGCCGGAACTGCACGTACCTCAACGCGACGCTGCCAGACAACGTCTGCAAGATGGTCGTCGACACGCTCACGGCGAAGGTCGCGACCATCCGGCCCATCCCGCAGGTATTCACCTCGCGCGGCAACTGGGCCGACGCCCGCAAGGCTCGGAAGATGCGCCAACTCCTCGAGGGCGAGTTCTTCCGGCAGAAGATCCACGAGCAGGTCGCGCCGCGCATCATCAAGGATGCCCTCGTCTCGCGCGGTGGCGTCGTCCAGGTGTTCGTCGAGCGTGGCGCCAAGAAGCCCACCGTCGAACGCGTGCACCCGTGGACGATGTTCTACGACGACTGGGACGCGGAGTTTGGCGAGCCGCTGACGTGCATGCGACTCCGCACGATGGACCGCGCAACAGCGATCAAGCGCCTTGGCGCTACGCCTGCGAAGCGCGAGAAGCTGAAGGAAGCGGGCCGATTCTCCACGGCAACGCAGGTGATCCGCGACGAAGAGCGCGCGAGCACCGTCGAACGCGTCGAGATTGTCGAGGCCTGGTACCGCTGCCGCGATCACGACCCGGACGACAAGCACCACAAGTGCACCGGCAAGCACGTCATCATCTGCGATGGCTGCGTGCTCGTCGAAGAGGCGTGGGAGAAGGACCACTTCCCCTTCGCGTGGCTGTTCTACGACACGCCGAATACCGGCTTCTTCGGATCGGGCATCGTCGAGACGCTGGAAGGCTACCAGTCGAGCATTAACGACTCCAACGTGAAGCTCGCCGAGCAGTACGACATGAGCGGGACGATGATCGTCCTTCGCGACGGCTCTGGCGTCTTCAAGAGCGACGTCACCAACGGCGTTCGCGTCGTGCACGCACGCCCAGGCCCGTACGCCCCCGAGGTGGTGCAACTCGATCTCGTGAACGAGCACACGCGCCAGCGCCCCCCGGAGCTCGTGGAGCGCGCACTCAACGCGTCGGGCACGTCGCAGATGGCGGCGCAGTCGGAGAAGCCTGCCGGCGTCGAGTCGGGCATCGCGCTTCAGACTCTCGATGACGTCGAGACGCAGCGGCACATCGTCTTCGGCCGCCGCTTCGAGACGTGGTGCATGGACGTCGCGCGCCTTCTCATCGAGTGCGTGAAAGAGATCGCAAAGGAGCACGGCGACTACGCGGTAAAGGTGCCGCTGAAGGGCGCGTACCTCGACCTCTCTTGGAAGGACGTCGAGATCGACGGCTTCCAGCTTCACCTGCAAAGCGTCGGGCATCTCTACATGTCCTTCGCGGGCAAGCTGGAGAAGCTCAAGACGCTGTTCGAGATGGGCGCCATCGACCGCGGGACGTTCATGCGCCACATGGACGCGGGCGACGTCCAGAGCGAATTGGATCTCGAGACGGCCGACAAGCTGCTCGTGGACGAGATGCTCGAGAGCATGCTCGACGCGAAGGACGCCGAGGACGCCGAGCGAAAGAAGCTCGACCCCTACGGCGACATGCCGTTGGCATGGGCCATCCGGCGCACACACCAGAAGAAGCTTCAGAGCCAGATGAACGGGGCGCCGAAGTTCGTCCTCGACCTGCTCTCCAACTTCCGCGACTCGCTCGTGTACCTCGAGAACAAGGGCAAAATGGGCGCCGCGAACGCCAATGGTGGCGCACCGCTCGGCGGCGGCCCTCCGCCCCCCGCACCACCTCCGCCGCCTGACGGTGGCGTCCCGATGGACCCCGGCATGGCCGCGGGCGCACCGGGCAACATGATGCCGGACGGAGGCATGGCGCCTCCGATCGCGGCGTAGGAGCAACGCATGCCCGAAGGTACCGCCCCCGTCACCGCACCGACCGCAGCTCCCGCGCCGGCACCCGCCGCAGCGCCGAAGCTGACCGCTGACCACCGCGCCGCCGCCCTCGCGGACCGCTTGAAGGCCGAAGAGTCGGCGCCGGAGCCCGCTGCCGAGACGTCGTCGGACGCCGATGTTGCCCCCCCGGCCGCGGCCCCGAGTTCCTCGGCAGTGGACTCGGGCGTCGATGCTCGCGCGAAGGCGTCGGCCGAACGTCTCGCCCGCATCAACCAGGTTCGCAAGCGCGAGGCCGAGGCGCGAGCGAAGCGCGAGAAGCAGGAGAAGGCGCGCGCGGGCGACAAGGCGGCGACGGGTGAGATCGAAAAACTCCGCGCGCGTGTCGCCGAGCTCGAGCCGCTGAACAAGGTCTTCGAGTCGGAGGAGTCGCTACTTGCGGCGGCCGAGGCGAAGAACATGAGCCCCGAGAAGCTCATCGCCTGGATGCGCACGCGGCTCTCAGATCCGCAGGCCGTCGCTCAGCGTCAGGTGAAGACCGAGGCCGACGCCCTGCGCGCCGAGCTCGAGAAGGTCCGCAAGGAAAACGAGGAGTGGCGCGCGAAGCAGGAGGAGGCCCAGGCGCAGCAGCGCGACCAGCAGGAGGCCCACCACCGCGCCGTGTCGTTCCTCAACGGCGTGGGCGCTCGCGCCGAGTCGCATCCATTCGTCCATGCGTTCATGTCGAAGCACGGGCCGCAGGCGACCATCGGCTACGCAAACCGCGTCGTTGCACCTCTGCTCGGTGAGGACTACACTCTGGACGAGCTACACGATCACTTCGAGCAACTTCTCGAAGAGACGCAGCTCGCGAGCGGCGGCAGCCGCACATCAGAATCGCCAGCAAACGGCGCAAGCCAGGCGAACCGGAACGGCGCAGGACAGCCGGTAACCACCTTGAGCAACTCGGTTGCAGGTGAGCGGAGCACCGTGAGCGAGGCTGTGCCTCTTCACAAAATGCCGCTCGATAAGCGAGCCGAATACCTCAAGGCCAAGTACGCGCGCGAATAACACCGCCCCTGAGAAGGCGTCGCGACGCGTCCGGAGGCCGCCATGGCTGGACCGTCTACGTTTGCCCGCCACGTTGCGGGCGGGCTCGTTCGTGAGATGTGGCCCGACGAGGCTCTCGTCGAGGAAGTGCTCGGGGAAGACCCCATCCTGGGCATGTCGAAGAAAGAAACGGACTGGGGAACCAACGCTGTTCACCACCCCCTCGGATGGGGCGGTAACCAGGGCATCCACCGCACGGCCGCGGGCGCCAAGCGCCTCAAGAGCCACTCGCAGGAAGACGAGTTCGTCCTGCGTACGCGCGAGATGTTCGCCTTCCTCTCGCTGGAGGGCAAGCTCCTGCGCGCCTTCGAGCAGACGAAGAAGAAGTGGCTGCTCGTCGATCCGATCAAGCGCGAGGGCGAGAACGCCATCGAGCGCATGCGTCGTCGCTTCTGCAAGTCGGTGCACGGCAACGGTATCGGCATTCTCGCGCGCATCACGACGGGCTCGAACGTGTCCACCAACACGATCACGCTCACCGATGCGAACGACCTGAAGCAGTTCGAGCGCGACTACCCGATCCAGACCATCAACACCAACGCCACGGGCGGCACGCTCAACGACGACGGCGCGGAAGCGCTCGTCTACTCGGTCGGCGACGAAGACAACCCGACGGTCACGCTCTCGACGACCTGGGCCGCGGCGTTCCCGAGCATCTCGGCGGGTCACTACATCGTCGGCGCCGGCACCTACGACGACGACTACATCTACGGTCTCGACGCGTTCCTGCCGTCGTGGTCGTCCTCCTCGCTGCCGGGCGACTTCCTGACGTGCGCGCGCAATGCGAACCCGGCGTGGTTCGCGGGTCGCTGCATGACCGGAACGAACCTCAGCGTCTACCAGCGTATCTGGCAGTCGGCGCGCAAGCTCGTCGACGCGGGCCGCAAGCCCGACACGTACCTCCTCTCGACCCGGAACTTCGAGAAGTTCTGCTTCGAGAACAAGCCGGATCTCGTGAAGTTCCCCGGCGAGGACATGGGCAAGATGAAGCTGGGCCTCACCTACCAGGGTGCGGTCGTCGTCGGTCCTCGCGGGCCGATCAAGGTCCTCCCGTCTCACTGGATGCCCGACGACGTCGAGCGCTGCGGACGCATGGACACGCTCAAGTTCGGCTCGATTGGCCCGCTCGTCCACTGGGACACGGACAACGGCCCGGGCGACCTCCGCACGGAGGATGGAACCGATAACCGTGAGCTTCGGGCCGTCAGCGACCCGGCGTTCCTCGTGACCGTTCCAGGCGACTGGATGCGGATCGCGGTCTGAAAGGAGCCAAGTCATGCCCGATACGGATCGTAAGAAGGTCAAGGACCAGCAGACTGGCACGTTCCTCACCGCGGCCGGCATCTCGGACGCGAAGGGTGCCGTCGCGGACATGCACAAGCGCAGTTTCGTCGCGACCCGCGCCTACGCGGCCAACGATGCAGCGGCGTTCACGCAGCAGCTCGCCACCTCGGTGAGGAAGTCGCGAATCAAGGCGATCAAGATCGACTCGATCGCGGCCATCACCGGCAACGCCACGAACTACGAGGTCTTCACCTTCACGTCGCGCCTTTCCAACGGCGACGCGGGCGTGACCCTCGGCTCGTGGAACACCCACACGAGTGCGCAGAGCACGATCGCCGCGAACGTCACCGGCTCGGTGACGGTCGTGACGAACGCCGACAGCATCCTCACGGCGGGCACGAAGGTGCACGTTGCGATGGCGCCGCAAGGCACTGGCTGGAACGTCGCCTACCCGGGCGTCTCGTTCACGGTCGATCTCGAGGAGATCTGACGTGGGCGCCTACCAGCCGGACCTGTACCCGTCGCAGGACAAGTCCAACATCAAGAGCCCCGAGAAGTTCAAGCTGACCGTGACCTACGGGTCGTCGGCCATCGCGAGCGCCGAGGGTCGCTACTTGGCGGTCGAGGACACTGCGACGGGCAAGATGACGGTCACGTTCCCCCGGACGTACCGTCGCCTGACGAACTTTTCGTGGGGCTGGCTGTCGTGCGCGGCGGGTGCCGTGTACTTCCCGGTCATCCTCACGAACAGCATCGCCACGGCGTCGGCCTCGGGCGGCGGAACGCTCGTCATCGAGACGCGCACCGAAGCGGGCACGGCCACGGATCCTGCGTCCGGCGACAAGCTGGTCCTGGAGTTCGAGGTCTCGCTCGATTCGGTGAACGACGACGACGACATCACGGTGACCACGCCGTGAAGGGCGGCCTCATGATCCTCGCCGGTCCGAAGGGGCCGAAGGAGGAGGAAGAGGACGATGAGGCCGAGGGGACTTCGTCTGCGGGGGATGACCTCGCAGGCGAGGCCTTCGACGCCTTCAAGAGCGGCGACCGTGAAGGGTTCATCGCGGCCTTCAAAGCCGCGGTGAGCGCCTGCAAGGGCGCCGACGACAGCTACGAGGACGACGACACCGAGGGACTCTGATCGATGGCGCTTACCCGCACGCTGGCCCAGCTTCGTGACTCGGTCCAGCGGACCGCGGACGTCGTTGCGTTCACCGCGCGGCACACCGAGGCATCGGTCAATGACCTCATCAACCGAGGGCTCGGGGCTCTACAACGCGTCACTGCGATCGTAGACCCCGAGTTCCGGCCCATCGCCTCGACGACCATCACGACGGATGGCGCGGCGACCGAGTTCGCGCTGCCGTCGAACTGCCGCAGCGTCATCTCGGTCATGTACACCGTGGACGGCGAGTCCGTGTGGCTCGACGGCTTCGAGATGCACGAGCGACCCGCGATGGTCGACTCGACGCTGACGGTCAACGCCACGCGCGCGACGAACTACCGCGTCATCGGGAGCAACATCGAACTGCTCCCGCTCGCCGACGAGGACCACGAGGCACTCGTCTGGTACGCGACCACGGCCAACCAACTCACGAGCGATGCGCAGACGGTCGACGTCTACGACCGTCTCGATGACTACGTCATCTGGTGGGCGGCGCGTGAGATCGCAATGGACCGCGCCGACTGGGAGCGCCACGACCGGCTCACCGCGAAGATTGCCGCCATGGAGGCGGACATTCAGATCTTGGCCAGGAGCCGCGACCTGTCTGGCCCCGCTCGCGTCGTCGATGTGCGCCTTGCGGACAGTTACGGCCGGCGGAGGTATCGCTAGATGGCCTCCCGCGTCGACAAGGCGGGGAACGTCTTCTCGCTGGACCGCCCGTCCGAACCGGACGAGCGCGTCACCGAAGAGGACGTCAAGGACGCCGACAAGCTCGCGCGCCTGCTCATGCGCCTCCTGAAGGACGTCGCGAGCATCAAGCGCAGGTTCTTTCCGCGCCGCGTGGACTTCGAGGACCGCGCTGTCACGAGCGGCGACGCGCTGCGGCTGCCCCATGGCTTCCGGGCACGCGTTCGCTGGTGGGTCGTCGACTGGGTGCCCACCACGCCGGGGGATGTGCCGCTCTTCGAGAAGTCGACCGCCACGGACCTGCGTACGCTCGTTCTCGACGTCGGAAATAGCGGCGTCGTTTCTGTCCGCATCGAGGCGTCCGGCTGATGGCGAAAGAGCCCATCGTCGAGCTGTCCTTCGCGGGCGGCATCGACCAGTCTCAGCGACCGGAGCTCATGGACGCGCGCGCCGCGTTCGTCGCGCTCGAGAACGTCCGCGCGCCCAGCATCGGCGCGGTGGGCAAGCGTGACGGCTTCGAGAACCTCACGGGCCTCACTCGCGTGGATGCGACGAGCCGCGGCGCGGGCTATCGGCTGTTCGCGGACGGCAAGAAGACGTGCATCATCGACCGCGACCTCATCGACGTCTTCAGCCCGGACAACGAAGATCAGATCAGCCGCGGGCGCATCCCCGAGTGCGGCCTGAGCATGATGAAGGTCCCGACGCCCGGCGTGACGGGTTCGCTGACGTGTACGGACGCTGTTCGCGTGGGCGATTACCTCGCGCTCGCCTACACCGCAGGAACGAGCGTATACGCCAGCGTCGTCGAGGCGGAGACTGGCCAGGTCATCGTCGCGCCGACACTCATCTATACGGGCAGCGTCGCCGAAATCTACGGCCTGCTCGGAGCGCGCGGGACGACGGCGATGATCTTCATCGTCTGCTCGGGCGAGACCGACGTGCGCTACAGCGAATGCGACTGCTCGACCGGCACCGCGGCCTACGCGGGATGGTCGGCGCAGACGAGCTTTGCGTCCGACAACGGCGGCCTTGCGCTGGCCGTTCACTCCATCGGAACGCGCGTCTACGTCGCGTACGTCAACAGCTCGGGCGGCGCGTCGCAGGTGTCCTTGGAGATGTTCGACGGCGGCGCGGGTGGCACAACGACCATCAACACGAGCAGCGCTACCCCCGGTGACCTCGCCCTCGGCGGCGCGGCCAGCGACACGCTCTGGGTGGCATGGAACGAGAGCACGGCCGTCAAGGTCATCGGGCTCTCGACGACGAACCTCGCGACCACGCTGGCGACGACGGCGACGGTCATCACGGCCGCGAACGCTCCGAGCTTCACCGGTATCGCGCTCGTCGCATCCAGCACCGCAGGCGCGGGGCGACTCTTCGTCAACAACGGGGCTGCCGACCGGATCTATACGCGAAACTTCACCACGAGCGCGGGCGCGGTCAGCGCGAGCGGCAGCACGGCGACCCACTTCTGCGTGCAGACGAGCGGGCGGCCGTTCCGCATCGGTACGCGCTACTACGGCGTCTGTCGCGGGGTCGAGACGTCGGACAAGACGGCCATCCTTTGCGATCTCACCGAGACCAACGCATGGGTGCGCCCTGTCGCGAATGTCGCCCCCGGTGTCGCGTCGAGCTTCTTCACCTGCCAAGCACCGGCTCACACGTCGCGCGAGTTCTGGGCGCCCATCGGCATTCAGACCGCCGGCAACGTCGTCGGTGTGCAGATGGCGCGATTCGACTTCGATGCCGCAGCACGGTGGCGCCCGGTCCAGCACAACGGCGTCACGTTCCTTTCGGGCGGGCTCACGTCCTACTTCGAAGGCGTCCGCGTCGCCGAGAGCGCCTTCCTCATTCGGCCGCCGCAGCCCACTGTCGGCACCAACGGGGCGGGCTCGTTCACCGTCGCCGTCGGCATGCGCGTCGCGCTCGTCTACGAGCAGGTGGATAGCGCCGGTAACTGGCACATCAGCGGCGTGTCCACGCCGAGCGCGAGTTCGGGCGCGTTCACGAACAAGATCAATCTCGCCGTGACGTACCGGCCCCTCGGCATCTCGGCGCGCATCTCGGCGGCAACGGATCCGAGCGTTCGCATCAGCGTCTACGCGACGAAGGATGGCGGCGAGGCGCCCTACTACTACGTCGGCAGCGTCACCAACACGCTCACGGCGGCATCGTTCACCTACAACATCACCGCCGAGCCTTCGGGCACGTCCGCCCTCCTCATGAGCACCGGCAACCTTCCCGGTACCGGAGCGCAGCAGGACAAGCGTGCACCGTGCGGGCTCACGCATCTCGTGAGCTACAACGGCATGCTCGTCGGCGCGCAGGGCGAAGACATCTTCTGGTCCGGCCAGGACGTCAGCGGCGAGGGTACGTGGTGGAGCCCGGCCTTTCAGGCCCCGGTGAGCGGCGGCGGCGAGATCACCGCGCTCGAATGCCAGGACGGAACGCTCTACGCCTTCAAGCGGGATCGCATCTACGCGCTCGCGGGCCAGCCCCCGGCGGACAACGGCCAGGACGGCGGACTCGGATCGCCTCAGCGCCTGGCGGTCAGCGTTGGCGCCTCGCTGCCGTTCACGTGCGTGACGGAGATGGGCATCTTCTTCGTCTCGGACCGCGGCATCGAGCTTCTGACGCGCGGCCGGACGGTCGAATACATCGGCGAGAAGGTCCAGGACACGTTCGCGGCGTTCCCGCGTGTGACGGCCATGACGTACGATCCGATCTCGTCGTGCGTGCTCATCGAGTGCGCCTCGACGTTCTCGGCCGGCCTCGCATCGGGCACGGGCCGCACGCTGGTCTACGACGTGCGCGCGCGCGTGTGGCGCAGCATCGATCGCCGCAAGAACAACGCCGGCACCGCCGACTCGCCCGCACAGGACGGGGCGATCGTGTGGGACGGCAGCGCGTACCGATACGCCTGGCTCGGCACCGAAGGCCGCGTCTACGTCGAGACAAGTGACAGCAAGTTCGACCCCAACGACGCGCGCGTACGCATGTATGGCCGCACGGGCTGGATTCACACGGCGGGCATCCAGGGCGAGCAGGTCATCGACCGCGTGCTGCTCCTCGGCGAGCACGTCGAAGATCACGATCTCGAGATCGGCATCGCGAACGACTACGACGACGGCACATTTGTCCCGCAGACGTTCGACTCCGACGCGCTCGCAGCGATGCCCATCTACAACGTCGACAAGGACATTCTTCAGTCGACCGGGCAGGCCGTCATGGTGGAGATCGAGGACGCCGTCCCGACGGGCGCCGCGAGCGACGACGCCACGGGAGACGCGGCGCTATGGGTGGCCCTGACGTTCTCGGGCGAGCCGAAGAGTGGTGTGAAGCGAACGAGCAGCATTCTGCGCGGAGGTACGTGAGATGGCGAGCGGATCGGAAATCGCGGCGGGCGCAGGCGGAGCGGCGGCACTCATCCCGGCACTCTTCGGGCGCGGGCAGTCGGGCTACAACGCGCAGGACATCTCGCATTCGCAGATGTACGACCCGAACGCGGCGCAGTTCGGCGCGCAGGGCGCTGGCGCGTACGCCGGTCAGCGCGAGGCACAGGCGAAGGCCATTGACGGCCGGGCCGAGTTCCCGGCGAACTACCAGCCAGCGGACTAGGAACGCCGCCGCCCCCCCGAGGCCCGCGCCAACCAGGCCACCGTGCAGAACCAACTCATGGCGCGCGCGGCAGGCACCACCCCGAGCATCGCGCAGATGCAGGCCGACCGGCAGATGGGTCAGGCCGCGGCGCAGCAGGCGGCGCTTCAGTCGTCGGCGCGCGGACCTGGAGCGCTCGCGCTCGCGCAGCAGACGGCCGCGAACAACACCGCGAACGCGCACGGCGCCATCTCGAACCAGGCCCAGCAGAATGCGGCGAACGAGCGGCTCAACGCAGAACAAGCGGCGTTCGGCGCAGCCTCGGGCATGCGCGGGCAGGACTACCAGAGCCAGGCGCAGGCGGCGAACCAGGCGCAGTTCCAGGCGGGCATGGAGCAGGCCAACCGCAACGCGAACGACAATCGCGCAATGGGCTACGCCCAGATGGGTCACCAGGCCATCGGTCAGGAGCAGCAGGGCAACGTCCAGATGCAGGGCATCGCGGCGCAGTCTCACGCGAACGCGCAAGCGACGAACGCGAAGACCGCGCAGAGCGACGCGCAGAGCAAGGGCCTCATCGAGACCGTGGGCGACTTCTTCAGCGACGCGAACGCGAAGATGATCCTACCTCGCGACTCGTTCTCGTCCGACTTCATGGCGAAGACTCCTCTCCCCGGCGCGATGGGTGGCGGAGGCATGACGAGCTTGACGTGGGGCGGCGGCGGCACGAACCCGATGAGCGGCCCTGCGGAGGCGAGCTTCGACAAGCTGACGCCCGACGGCGGCATGGACGTCATGGGGTCGCTCAAGGCTCACTCCGACTTCGGCACCAAGTACGCATCGGATCCCACGGGCGGCATGGCCGGCGGCGTCATGGGCACCAGCGGCAGCGGCATGATGCTCTCGGACGCGCGCGCAAAGGACGACGCGTTTAAGCTCGGCATGGAGATGGGACAGGCGAAGGCCGAGCAACAGGCGATGATGGCCAAGCCCGACTGGAAGCCCACTGCCGGTCGCGATCGCGACAAGGAAGACCGCAATCTCGGAGATCCGCGCGTGCAGGACGGGCGCTCCCCCGAGACGCAGTGGGACAAGAACGTCAACTACGACAAGCAGTGGGATCGAGATCGCCTCGCCGCCAAGAAGGCGGGCGCTTCGCCGCCCGAGTTTCGTCCGCCGCCGCCGACGGAGAAGGCTGTGCCCCCGCCCCCGCCACCGGCCGCGCCGGCTCCGAGCATGTTTGCTTCGCTGCTTCAGCGCTTCCCCTCGGACTTCACCGCGAAGAACGTCGGACTCACGCGCGACGCCTTCGGAAACGCCGCCCCCGGCGACGCCAGCGCCCCGCGCATGGTCTACGTCCCCGGCCAAGGCTGGGCGGATCCGTCGCGCGATCCGGCGCAGTCGCTGGATGCAGCGATGCAGCGCAACGACGGCCCCGACTTCGGCGACGTCGCCGACCAGGACGCGCGCATCGCGAAGATGCAGCAGGGCGACGCCGAGAACAAAGCCATCTTCGACCGCACGCGCCAGGAGATGGCGCCGTCGCGCGAGGAGATCGCAAGGGACGACGCCGCACGACGCCAGGAGGCCGCCGCAGCACCCGACCGCGCGGCCATCGCGAAGGCCGACCAGGAAGCGCGCGAGAACGGCGAGACTACCCCGAGCGCGAAGGTCGGCGCGGGGAAGCCCTCGTTCCTCGCGGCGTTCGCGCAGGCGAGCCAGGGACTGAACGAAGCGCAGTTCGGGCGCGACCGCTTCCCGAGCGACTTCACGAGCAAGCGTGTCGTCGACCTCGACAACGATGTGGACATCGACAACGATCCCGGCGCCCAGGACTTCGACGCAGACGAGTACATCGAGAGCAAGGCCCCGAAGCCGTACGACCGGCGCGAGTTCCACCGCGATACGCCCGCCGAACAGCGGCAGGTGAAGCGCACCTACGAGGACGCCGCATCGAAGGACGCAGACAGCATCATGGCCAGCTTCGGCGCAGCGCTCGGCAAGGGCAGTGCGGTGGACGAGCGCGCGGCCGCATCGAAGCTCGCCCCTGAGCAGTCACCCGAGGCGCAGGCGGCGCGCACCATGAAAGGCTACCCCTACGCGTACAAGCCGGGACTAGGCCCGAAGGAGCAGGCGCCAGGCGAGATGAACTACGGGTTCATGACGCAGAACCTCCGCAAGTCGCCCATCGCGGCGACGGCGGTGAAGAAGAACCCCGAGACCGGCCTCGACGAGGTCGACGCGCACAAGATGATCAAGGTCATGGCCTCCACCATCGCCGACCTGCAAGAACAGCAAGACGAAACGCGCCTCATGCTCGCCAAGGGAGGGCGCAGGAAGTGAGCGGCGGCACCGTCTCCCCCGAGTTCCTGGCCCAGTTCGCAGCGCTCACCGCGCCGCCTGGGACCGGCATGCCCGCGATGCCGATGCCTCCGCCTCCCCCGCCTCCGGCGCACCAGAGTGGGCCGTCGATCGCGTGGCTAAACACGCTCAACGGGCTCCACGATGCCACGCAAGCGCCCCCCGCCCCGCCTGCCCCGCCCGCGCCGGAGCCTGGCTGGAAGGGTACGCTTTCGCAGTTTCAGGGCGCGACCGCTGCCGTTCCGCCGCCCGAGACGGTGACCCCGGTGGATCCGTCCCTCATGCCCCCGAAGGGCATCGACCTGAACGCGGTTCCGACGCCCGCACCCCCGCAGCCGCAGGCCCCGGTACCCGACGTGCAGTTCCGCGGCCTCGGCGGAGGCAGCATCCCCGCGCACGAGGCCGCCGCGCGCGGGCCGACGCAGGACGCCCACCTCATGGCGTCGTTCGATCCGCCGATGCAGGCCGCCGGCAACATCGACCTGCGCAGCAACATGCAGGCAGCCGCCGAGGAGGCGGCCTACGAGAACCAGGCCCGCAGCGCGATGGCCCGCCAGGAAGCCGCCGAGAAGGTGCAGCTTCAGCGACAGGCCGAGCTCGAAGCGCGGCAGGTGGACTACGAGAACCAGGTTACGCAGCTCGGTCAGGCGAAGATCGACGACGACCGCTGGTGGAAGAAGAAGGGCACCGGGGACAAGATCGGCGCCATCCTCCTCAGCTTCATCGGCGGCCTGACCGTCATGGATCCGCGCGGCAACGGCCGTAACCTCGCGTACGAAGCCCTCATGAAGGAGGCGGACAACGACGTCGAGGCGCAGAAGTTCGACTACATGGTCCAGCAGGACAAGGCGAAGAACGCCCACAACGCGTACGCCCTCGCGCTGGAGAAGTTCGGCAGCGAGGACGCCGCGGCAGGTGTCGCGCGCGCCGCGAACATCGACTACAGCCTTGCGAAGCTCGGACAGATGCAGGCGCAGTGGAAGGGCACCGACGCATCGAACTACGCCGACGACGTACGCGCGCGACTCCTCGCGGAGCGTGAGCGCACCATCGCGGCGGGTATCAAGTTCATTCCGGCGCAGAGCGCACCGGGGCGCTACCAGATGATGATCCGTGGCCAGATGGCGCCGGGCACCTTCAGCGAGAAGGACGCGCAGGCGGCGTTCATGGAGCACCAGGTCAAGCCGGCGGAGAAGTACGACGAGCAGACGCTGGGCATCGGCGGACAGATGGCCGTCAAGGCCATGGAGGGCGCGGGCAAAGATGGCGTCGAGGGGGCCAAGGACATCGCGCACCAGATGCAGACCGCCGGCATCCCGAAGATGCGCGCCCTCACGCAGGCGGCACTGGCTGCGATGGCGGACGACGAAGGCGGAAAGGGCGAGGCGGCGACCCGCGTTCTTGTGGGCACGCTCGTTCCGTTCGTCGGCGAGTCTGCGGCGAACGGCATCATGAGCGACAAGGCGAACGCGCGCGAGCAGGCGCTTCAGGCGTTCGCAAACCTCAACATGAACCAACTCAGCGGCGGCGCGATCTCGCCTAGCGAAGAGGGGCGTCTGAAGAAGCAGCTTGGAAGCGCATCGGATCCGGCCGCCAGGCGCCGGGCGCTCACGTCCGTCATGACTCAGCTCGACGCCGCCGAGAAGAACATCAAGGCGCCGTACGTCGGGACCGGAGCCGCGGAGCGCTACGACCGTGGAGCGGGCGCGAAGCCGACCGGAAGCGCAAAGTCCCTCACCTTCCACGGCAAGTGATGGCGAAACGCGTTCCCGTCCTCGCCCCCGATCCGAAAACAGGCCGCCTCCGTTTCGCAACGGTAGATGAGTCGGAGGCGGATCTCGTCGTCAGCGGCGGCGGCAAGCTGTTGACGAAGGCCGAGGCCGATACGCACGACGCCGAGATCCGCCAGACCGAGCGCGAGGACAAGGCGGGCATCGCCGGCAAGGTCTCGACGGCCGTGGGTGCGTACGCAGGCGCGCTGAACCCGCTCATGTACTCGGGCGGCCCTGGCTCCACGGGCGAGGCCTACAACCGTGGCGTCACGCATGGCGCGACCGCAGGCCTGAACGAGGTCGCCGAGCGCAAGGCCATCGACGCCACCGCGGGGCCAGGCGCGGGCGCGAAGTTCGCGCAGCAGCTCGACGACGTGAAGACCGCGAGCCCCTACGCGCACGGCGCGGGCGAGATGATGGGCCTTGTGGGCGGCACGGCGCTGGGCGCGGCGACGCCCGCGGGTGCGATCGGGCGCGTCGGCGGCGCACTCGAAGGCGGCGCGAACTTCCTGACGAAGGGCCTCGCGGCACGCGGGGCGCTCGGCAAGGCGGCGGCGACCGGCATCGGACTGGGCGTTCGTGGCGCCACCGAAGGGGCCATCTATTCGGGCGTGACGTCGGCGACGGACGACATGGTCCACGACCATGAGGTCAACGGCGAGAAGCTCTACACCGCGATCGGACACGGCGCACTCGCAGGCGGCGTCATCGGCGGCGGTCTCGGATTTACGGGCTCGCTGGCGGCGTCCGGAGCGAAGGCGGCGAAGGCAGGGATCGTCAAGTCGCTCTCCCGTGGCGCAAGCGAGGCCAAGCTGGGTGGCAGTGTCGCCGAGGCCTTCGGCAACCCGAACGAGTTCGCGCGCGGCCTGGCTCACGAGCAGGCATGGAAAGCCGTCGGAGGCGGCTTCGGTCTCCAGTCGACGCGCTACGCGAAGGAGGCGGCGGCGCACTTCCCCGGAGGGACCAAGGATATCGGCGAGATCGGGATGCGCTACGGCGTGCTCGATACGGGCCCGCAGGCGGCGACTCCACTGGAGGCCGCGTGGCATGCCGCGAAGGTCGGTACGCCAGCCGAGATGCTTCCGCGCGCCGAGGCGGCGCTAGACGGCGTCGGCAAGCGCATTGGGGCGATCACTGAGAGCAGTGGCGCTCGGGTGAACGGCGTCGAGATCATGAACGCGGTGGACGAGGTCGCGGCCAAGTACGAATCGGCGGCGGCCACGAAGCCCGCGGCCCGCTCGGTGCGCGCGTTCGCAGAGGACCTGCGGCAGTCACTCGGCGTCAAGGACTTCGGCGACACGGTGGCGGTTCAAGATCTGCTCCGCGAACGCAAGGCGATGGATCGGATCTTCTTCGCCGATCAGGCGACCATGGATCCGAAGCTCGCGCTGGAGCTGAAGCGCAACCTCCGAGGGAAGATCGAAGGCCTCATCACCGAAGCGCTCGACGGTGCGAGCGGCAAAGTGCCAGGCGAGCTCGCCGCTGAATACAAGGCCCTGAAGAAGGACTTCCACGGCCTGCGCATTCTGGAGGAGGCGGCGGAGGACAGCGCGGCGCGCGCGGCAAAGGGCGCGACCCTGGGCCTTGGCGAGAAATTCGCGGTGGCGTCGTCGGTCGCGTCCGGACACTTCGCGGCAGCCCCGGTGCTCGGCCTCGGCGGCAAGATGATCCGTGAGCGAGGCAACGCGGCTGCTGCGGCGTTCCTCTCGCGCGCAGCGGATCGCGGCACATTCGCGAAGCTCCTGCGCACCGCCGACGAAGCGCGCACCGCAGCCGTCAAGGGCGTGCTCGCCGAGGCCCCCGCAGCGACCGCAGGCAAGGCCCCGAAGCGCACCGCGCAGACCGTCGAGGCGAGCCAGGCGGAAACCGTCGCGCTCCGCAGCCAGGCCGATGCGATCATGCAGTGGCAGGGGCAGGTCCGCGCGAACCCGAAGCGAATGATGGACGCCCTCGCCGAAGCCGCCGAAGTCGTCGGCCGCACAGCAGGCCCCCGCACCGCGTCGGCGTACACGTCGGCGACGATTCGCGCCTTCAACTACATCTCCCGCTACGTGCCCGTGAAGGACCGGCGCGATCCGCTCGATCCGCGCAGCGTGCCTCCGCTGACGTACGACGAGGCGGATCGCTTGGTCCGCGCGCACAAGTACGCGACCGAGCCGGGCGCGGTGTGGAAGGACTTCGGCCGAGGCATCATCACCCCCGAGGGCCTGGACTGGGCCAACGAAGTGCCCGAGCAGTTCGCCGAGTTTCGGACAGAGCTGCTCGCCCACGTGACCGAACACATGCTAAAAAACAAGCAGCTCTCGCAGAGCCACCGTCTGCGCATCGACAAGCTGCTGGGGGTGCCCGCTGGCCCCGATCTCCGCCCCGACGCCATCGCGCGCCATCAGGCGGACTTCCTAGAGAAGGTCCCCGACGACGCGTCTGGACCGCAGCCCCCGCAGACCGGCGGACAGCCGGTCAACATGAAGATCAGCCAAGCGGGATTCGATGCCGTAGAGGCCCGCAAGTCGGGCTGACGCGGACGGGAGGCGCCCATGAGCGCCGATTACCAGACTGCTGAATTTGCGCCCCCGCGTCGGGGCGAAGTCATCGCCCTCACGGTCGATTCGACGTGTCGCGCGTACGACATGAAGAGCCTCGCCCTCGGCGGCTACACGCCGAAGGAGTCGCAGCGTGACGCGACAAGCGTCGTCCTGTGGCTCCAGGCCGAGACGAACGATGTCTACTTCTACTTCGCGTCCGGCGCCGTCTCGGCAGACGCCGCGGCCGGAACATCGGCGGTGGCGACCACTGACGTGGACGACATCGACAACACCGCAGCCGTCGCCGCGGGCTCCGCGCTCGCGTTCGCGAACACCTACGCGGGCGTCCTGAAAGCTGGCAACGGGCCGCTTCCGATTCGCATCAACCGCGGCGTCGATCGTTTCCTCGTCGTCAAGGCGGCGAGCACGGCAGGCGTTCTGCGCATGTGGGCCGCGTCGGCGGCGTTCTGACGATGCCCGCTCAACAGCAGCACTGGATCCGCACGGCGTACCTGTCCGGCTCTACGGGCACCGTCGCAGTTGGCAAAGCGCTCGTGTCGAACGGCACGGCGTACGTCGTGGCGACCACGGCGAATCGCACGAGCTACGGGCGCTCCGAGGGCATCGCCATTACCGCGGGCGACGACGACGACACGGCGATCGAGATCCAGTCCTCCGGTGTCGCGCCGAACAGTATCACCGGCCTCGGCGCGGGCACGGCTACGTGGGTCATCGTCAACTCTACGGGTGGCCTCGATCGCGACGCGTCGCCGGACAGCGGCGAAGACGTCATCGGCAAGTGCAACGCTCGGGGCGATCTGTGGATTCAGCCCGGCGTCTGGGACGAGACGAACACCCTCGGTGGCGGTGGCGGTGGCGGCACCCCGGGCGGCTCGGACAATCAGTTCCAGTACAACAACGGCGGTGCCTTCGGGGGCACGTCGGGACTGACTTACAACGAGGCGACGAACCGGCCGATCGCGGTCAACGGCGTCGAGTTCACCGACGGCGCGAACACGCTAATCGTGGACGGTACGCCCACGGGCTCGCGCACGCTGACTCTGCCGGACGCCACCGACACGCTCGTGGGCAAGGCCACGACCGACACGCTCACGAACAAGTCGATCGCCCTCGGCAGCAACACCGTCACCGGCACCAGCGCGCAGCTCGCGACGGCTATCTCCGACGAGACCGGCTCGGGCGCGCTCGTCTTTGCCGACACCCCTACGCTTGTGACGCCGAATATCGGCGCCGCGACGGGCACCAGCGCGGCACTTTCCAGCTTTTGCGCCACAGGGGCGACCCCTGCCGTCACGGGACAGGTGCGACTGACCAACGCCGACCTAGGCATCCTCGGGAAGGATCTAGGCGGCACAGATCGCAACGTCGTCTCCATCAACACAAGCAACCTTGTTGATGTCGGAGACACAGCGCTAACTACGTACGTCCGCGGCGCCACCGGAACGAGCACGGGCGGCGTGAACCTCCAGGGCGGCAGCTCGGTGTTTCAGTTCCAGAACAACCGCGCGTTGTTCCCTAACACGGCGCTCCCGTGGTTCACGGACTCCGACGGGACCAGCTTCTACAAATTCGCCGTATCCAACCTCGCCGCCGACCGTACCGTCACGCTGCCGCTGCTGACGGGAAACGACACGTTCGTCTTCAACGACTTTGCCGCGACGCTGACGAACAAGACCATCAACGGAGCGAGCAACACGCTCACCGTCCGTATTGCCAACGACGTCAGCGGGCTCGGCGCGAACGTCGCGACGATGCTCGGCACGTTCTCGTCCGCGAACATCCGCACCGCGTGCACCGACGAGACGGGCACAGGCGGAGGCCTCGTCTTCGCCAACTCGGCGACGATGGACAGTCCGACGTTCGCCACTCAGGTGGTCCTGTCGACGTCGGGAATGTCGACCATCGCAAACGGCAACTCGAAGGTCACCGAGTACAACAAAACCCCCGTCAACGTACAGACGACGGACGCCACCGTCACCACGCTCGACAGCTATGTCCTGGGCAGCAACGTCACGTGCCTCGTGACATGGCTCGTCGTCGCCACGCGCTCCACGATGGCGTCCGCGGCGGCTTACTCGGTCAGCGCGTGCTTCAGAAATAACGCCGGCACCGTCGCGCAGGTCGGCACCACGACCACGACGGTCATCGGCGAAGACGTCGCAGGGTGGGACGCCACCGCCGACAACTCGGGGACCACCATCCGCCTTCGCGTCACTGGCGCCGCGTCGACCACCATCCAGTGGGGCGCGGTGCTTACGCGGCTGGAAGTGATCCCGTGAGCCCTCCGTTCACGCGACCGCTCCCGGTCATCGTGTCGGCGGCGACCTTCGATCCGGCTACGCTGTCCCTCGCGGGATGGTGGCGCGCAAACTCGACCACGGGCTACCAAAACTCCACGGGCACCTTCGACGGCGTTGCTAGCGCGGGAAGCTCGGGCAGCCGCGATCTCACGCAGGCCACTGGCGGCAACAGGCCCGCCGACGGAACCGCCATCAACGGCCACACGCCCCCCGACTTCGACGCGACGGATGACTACGTCGAGGGGACCACGGTCGGAACCTTCATTAGCACGACCGCCTATCGCTACTGGGCGCTCGTCTACATCGATGCGATCAGTACGAACAGCGCCAACCCGTACGACAACGATGCGATCTGGTACGAGTCGGGCCAGAACTTCGGCCTCCACGTTCGCGACAACGCGGGCACTAAGACGGCCTACGCGTACCACTGGGACGGTGCCGCCAAGGCTGCAAGCGCCACCATCTCCACAGGCGCTTGGACGCTCATTCAGGCGCGCTACGACGGCACCGACATCCGACTGAAGGTAGATAACGGCACCGTCCAGACCGCCGCCGCGAGTACGGCAACGGGCACCACCACCACGAACCTCCGCCTCGGTGCGCCCGCAACGCTCGTTCTCGACGGCCGCATCGCTGACGTCGGCTTCCTCACAACGGCCGGCAGTGACGCCGACTTCGACGACATCAGAACCTACGTCAACGCTCGCTACGGGCTCTCGCTATGAGAGCCGCCCTGCTCCTTATCGCGTGCGTCTCCTGCGGGCACAGCGAGATCCGCTGGTCGCTGCCGCCGGCCATGTCGCCGTCAAAGCGCGAGGCGTTCTCGCGCTCGATCGAGCGCTGGAATGCGATCGCGATCGTCCAGCAGAGCGTCGGCGAGGGCGACCGGCGCGTGGTCCTGCGCGACCGGAGCGAGATGCAGAACGGATGCATCGCGAACGCCGAGACGAACGGCCGTGAGATCCGACTCGCCCCGGACGCAGACGAGGCCGCGATGGCGCATGAGATCGGCCACGCGCTCGGACTCGGGCACATCGCAGGGCACGGCGTCATGTCGGCGCCAGCAGAGACTGCGGCACCAACCGAAAGCGATCGCGAGGAGTGCAGGCGCGTGCGCGCTTGCGAATAAGGAGCACCATGGACGACGCAGCCAAGATTCTCGAGGCCATCGGAGCGCTACGCGAAGACGTGGGCGCCGTCCGCTCGGACATCGCCGGACTGAAGAAGACCGACGAGCACCTTGCCTCCGAGGTCCACCGTATCGGCGAGGATCAAAGGAGCCTGCGGCGCGAAGTGCAAGAGATCCGCGCCGAGACGCTGCGCACCTTCGAGAGCGAGCGTCACGCGTCACAGCAGACGGTCCAGGCTATCACGAAGCATGTCGACGAGGCGGCTCAGGCATTCCACGCAAAGGCGGAAGTCATCGACGCGCTCAAATCGGAGACGGCGCAGCAGTCGGCGGAGCTCGCGAAGCAGACCGCCATCCTGACGCGCCTCGATGCGGTCGCCGCAAACCCGCACGTGCGCCGCGTCGTGTACCTCCTCGGCCTCGCCATCGCCGGATGGTTGGCTAGCAAGGGGGTTAAGTGATGGTCGGCCAGCACATCAAGAACGCCATCGCCCCGGCGCTGTTCCTTTGCGCGCTGGGGTACATCGTCTACCTGCTCGCCTCGTGCAAGCCGGCGGAGGGTCCGACGCTGCCGAAGTACTGCACCGAGGAAGCGCTCTACACCGCGCGACTGCTCCGATGCGTCGATGCGGCAAGCACACTGGCGGAGTCGCAGGCGTGCCGACAGCAGGTCGACTACGAGTGCGGCATCCGTCAGACCACGAGGACGAAGTGAGCGCCGCGGACGTCGCCCTCGAGGCAGCCCGCATCGCGGCGGACTTGCTACTCGCGCTCGTGCCGGCCGACGAGGCGAAGCGGCTCATCAGCGAGGCGGAGATCCGAAGGGCCAACGCCATCGCGGACGCTGCCGAGGCGGCGAAGTTCGGCAAGCTCGCCGACCTCGACGACCCTGGCGAAGAGCCCACGAACCCGGGTGCGCAATGAAGCACGGCACTCGCCTTCGCTTCTGGGCGCGCGCCGCGGACTTCCTCGGCCTCGGGCTCATCACGTGGCGCCCTGACGAGGACGGCGGCTGGTTCTGCTTCGCGAGCCAGATCGGTGTCCCGCATGTCGCGCGTGGGTCGACGGCGGCGGATGCGCTCAAAGAGTTGGTGATGTTCGCGAGGAAGATCCGGTGATCTGATGGCCGAACAAAACGTCCCAGTCACCCGCACCGTCGTCAGCATGCGCGACTACGCGCGAGCCGTCCTGCGCGGGTGGCACACGGTCGGGCAAGGGCTGCCAAAGAAGCAGTCGATCGCCGTCTTGTGGGCGCAGTACATGATCGAAACCGGCGGCGCCGCTTGCTGGAACTGGAACATCGGCAACGTGAAGCACGTCCCCGGCGACGGCTACGACTACCACATGCTGAAAGGCACCTGGGAGGGCGTGGACAAGGCCGTAGCCGACGCGCTCATCGCGAAGGGCCTGGCCGCGCTCGACACGAACCCGAGCCACGTGAAGGCCGTCGCGCCTCGCGTCTGCGTCGTCTTCCAGCCCCCGCATCCGGCGACTTGGTTTCGCGCGTACCCGAACCTGGACGCCGCGATGCTGAGTCACCTGACGCTGCTGGCGAAGAAGCGCTACGCGTCCGCGTGGCCTCACGTCCTCGACGGCGACTACCGGGCGTTCGCCACCGCCCTGCGCGCACGAGGATACTTCACCGCGACCGCCGAGGCGTACGCCAAGGGCATGTCCGGGCACTACGACAGCTTCGTCCAGTCATCCGTCTACGAGGACGAGCGCGACGCCTTGGAGCTGATCCGAGAGGCGCCAACCGAGCCGAGCCCTTCGCGGCGACCTCCGGTCATCGAGGACCTTGGCGACTTTCGCAAGGTCTACACCCCGCCACCGCTGCGCGGCCAGGAAGACGACGACGATACGCCGCCCGACGCGGCTTGAAAGGACTGACCTATGGCAACGATGAACAAGTTCAACTCCTTCGTGGAGGCGCTCGCCGAGAAGGTACATAACCTAGGAGCCGATCAGCTCGTCGTCGGGCTGACCACCAACGCGAACGCGCCCAGCGCCTCCCTCGACTCCGTGCTCACGGACATCACGACGATCGCGTACACGAACCTCTCCACGCGCAACATCACAACGACGTCGTCCTCGCAGACCAGCGGGACGTACAAGCTGCTGCTGACCGATCACGTCCTGACGGCGTCGGGCGCGGTCGCAACGTTCCGCCACGTGTTCATCTACAACGACACGGCGACGAACGACGAACTAGTCATGTTCGGCGACTACGGCCAGGATGTGACGCTGGCGAACGGCGAAACGTTCACCATCGACTTCGACGGCACCAACGGCGCCATCTCCATCGCGTGAAAGGATCAGGACCATGGCGATCGACAACCGCATCGGCGAAACCATCAAGGCCATCGAAGACGCCCGCGCGCGTCACCACAAGCTCTCGCAGGACGGCCGCGCGAAGGAGTCCGCTGCCGTCGCTGCCGAGATGAAAGCCGCGGGCAAGCTGCTCGTGAAGCTCATCACCGAGGGGGCGGATCCGTGTCCGCGGTGCGCGGCGCCGCCTCACGGCATGCGCCAGCCGAACGGGCGCGGCGGCTTCGAGTACGAAGTAGGCTGCACCACCTGCCAGCCGTTTAAACACGTTGACGGCACGATCCGAGAGTTCCGCGTTCGCGGAGGGTTGCTCCCGAGGCACGCGGTCGAGGCGTGGAACGCGGGGCCGGACTACTGGAAGATCAAGTAATGGCGTTCGTCGTCGAGAACCCGGCGTACGACGAGGGCGGCGCACACCGCGCGACGTTTCGGATCTACGTCGCGACCGAGGAGCGGGCGAAGGAGCTTTCGCAGACCCCCGGCGCGACGTACCGCGAGATCGCACCCGAGGACATGCCCGAGAAGGCACGCGAGAATCTGCGGGGGGCGTAGTGGCCGCGACGGTGCGCGCCAGCACGGCCCCGACGGGGACGGACAGCCCGACGTCCCCGGTCAGCACGACGATCGGGGATCTGGTGCTCGTCTTCCACTGGACGCGCGGCGCCGCCGGCGTGCCTACGCATACGCTACAGAGCGGGTTCACGCAGATCCGGACGCACTCGCACGACGACGGCTCGACCGACGGGCGGCTGTCCTGCGCCTACAAGGTCGCGACGGCGGGCGGAGCGAACGCATACAACGCGTATACGAGCAGCACCGGGACGGACTTCGCCGGCATCGTGGTGCTCACGGTCGGCACGTGGGAGCAGTGGAACACCGCGCTCATCGGCGACCAGCAGAACAGCAACACGCTGACGACGAACGGGCTCCCGAACCCCGCCGCGGTCACGACGGCGCAGGCCGATAGCCTCGTGCTCGTCTGCGGCGCGTGGTACCTCGGCGCCACGGCCACGGTCGCCATTACGGCCCCGACGAACTACACCGAGGTCTTCGAGATGGCCGGCTCCAACACGGTGGAGCTCTCCGTCGCGCAGCGCACCATCGCGACTTCGGGGACGAACGAAGACCCCGGCACCTTCACCGACGACGTGGCCCCGAGCGGCTCGGCAACGATGACGATCGCCTTTCGGCCTCGGAACGTCCGCATCGTGGCCGACTCGCTGGCCCTCGACCTCGCCCAGGCCGATGCCGGGCTCCGTGTCGCGCGCAAGATGACCGCCGACTCGCTGGCCCTCGACCTCGCGACCGCCGACGCCACCATGTCGACCGGCACCACGGCTCGCACCATGACGGCCGACTCCCTCGCACTCGACCTCGCGACGCCAGACGCCGGACTTCGCTACGGCCGAAAGCTCACGGCGGACAGCCTCGCGCTCGACCTGGCGACCCCTGACGCAGGCCTTCGCTATGCCCACCGGATGACCGCAGACAGCCTCGTGCTCGACCTCGCACAGGGCGACGCGGGACTGCGTTACGGCCACAAACTGACCGCGGACAGCCTCGCACTCGACCTCGCGACGCCAGACGCCGGGATGACGCGCAACGTCCCGATGACCGCCGCGACGTTGGCCCTCGACCTGGCGACCGCAGACGCGAACATGCTCTACGGTCACCGGCTCGTCGCTGACTCACTGGCCCTCGATTTGGCGACCTCGGACGCGACCCTCAACAAGGGCGCCACGATGCAGGCTGATGGGCTTGCGCTGACGCTGACGGCGCATGACGTCGCCTTCCGTGCGCCGATCGTGATGGTCGCCCAGTCGCTGGTGATGACATGCAGCGCGGGGGACGCGGGGCTCCGCTACGGCCACCGAATGCCGGCCGATGCCCTCGCGATGACGTGCGCGACGGCAGACGCGGGTATGCGGACGGCGAAGCAACTGACGGCGGCCACGTGCGCGATGACGCTCACGTGCGCCCCGGTGATCTTCGGGTGGAGCAACGCGCCGGCTGGTGGCGGGGGCGGTGGGCGCGGCATGGGGCTCGAGATCGGGAGAGGCTAGCGGCGCTTCACGTATCCGATCCCAGGTCCGCCGCGGCGTGCATCAGGCGCAGAACCATCTCGACGTCCTTCGGGTTCATGCTGCCCTTCGATTCCCGCATGACGTCGGCAATGTGCTCGTTCAGATGCTTGTGCGGGTGCCGCCGGAAGACCTCCGAACAGACGTGCTTCGTCCAGGCGATCTGGTCCTCGCGGGTCGTGATCATGCGCCCGTCGTTCCAGGGCGGTACGCAGCCGGGTAGGGCCCCGCAGGCAGACCGATCAGAAAGGCTTCTCCACCGCATCCGTGGCACTTCATGGCTATCGGGTCTCCTTGTCGGCGACGGTCGTCGGCGCGTAGCCCATCTCCGTCACGATCGCTTCGAACACGTCTGGAAAACGCTTCCGCCAGTTGCGCATCATCGTCGCCATCTGGCGCTCGCGTGAGCGGTGGCGATTCGCGATCTTCTTCGCCTCGTAAGCGTCGTTGGACGCGTCCCAATCTAGACCGAACCGGGGAAGGCCCAGCTTCTCCAGGCCACGGCGAACATCCTAGTCACTTCTCCTGCGGATCGCTCTTGTGCAGCGTTGCCATCTCTTCCGTCTCCGCGTCATCCGGGTGCGGGTACGAGTAGAGCCAAACCCAGGACGAGTCGTCGACGTAGAGCCGAGGGAAGTCCCAGATGTCCTGCTTCGGCCCGAGGTAGCGCACGCGCTCTAGCGGCAGGCCGGGCATGTCGACCGTGTGGCGGCATTCGACGACCTCGCCAGGCTTCGCCCCGCGTCGCCTCGACGGCCTCGTGTGGGTCACGAGGAAACCGTAGCGCCCGTCGTTGTTGTCCCTCTTCGGGAGCCGCTCGAAGCGGTACTTGTGCGGATACTCCTCGTGAGCGTCCTTCACCCACTGGCGCATGTTCTTGATGGCGTTCCTGAGGAGCGCACCGCGGCACGGGCCGGTGCCCGGATTGATAAACACCACGGTCACGGTTCGTCGCCCTCCGGCAGCGTGGGGCCCACTTCGCTGAGCCGCAGCCGCGCGTCATAGACCCGCTTCGACGCACCGATAATGGTGCGCGTCATCGGCTGCGTCATCTCCGCGGCGTGCGCGGCACACCACGGGAACGTGAACTTCCCGATCGCCGTCGGGGCGTCTGCCTCCGCCGCGCAGTGTCGCCGATCGATCGACATGAGCTTCTCTCGTGTTCCCGTGCCGGCCCAGTGAACCCAGCCGATCTGGACCCAAAACGGTTCGACGTGCCCGCAGCGCTCAGCCATCTCCTGATCCCTCGGACGGCGCGGGAGAACGCAGGCTCCTTCGCACCCAGCCGCGCATCCGCACCGCGTCGGCAGCCCGATCGAACGCGATCCCCATCGCCTCACCGTCGCAGCCTTCGTCCTCCAGGGCCTCGTCCTGGGCCATGTTGCGCAACATACTGAGAATCTCCTCGCGCTCGGCCTTGCGGCCCGCAGCGACGCCCGAATGAAAGCCCTCGTCGAACGATTCGATGCTACGCGTCATCGGTCTTTCTCCTTCGCGTGTGGTGAGCGCAGTCGCACGAGCCGCCAGTTCGGATTGTCCGGCCCGTTCAGCTGCACGCACATCGACGCGGCCGTGTTTCGTTCGTAGTAGCGAAGCGCGTAGAGCTGCTCCGGTACGCAGTCGCCCATCGTGACGTGGCCGAACTTCGAGAAGACGGTCGGCGCGAGGTACTTGCCCTCGCTGTTCTTCAGCACCCATGCCGTCATCGCGGATCCTTCGCACGTGGGGAGCACCGACAGTGCTCAGCGGTGAAGTCGCAGCCGGCGCACGGTCCGAAGCCGAGGAGGATCGCGTAGAGGCGAATGACCTCCGCGCGACCTGTCCGCAGCGCCGCCATCATGGCATCGGCCCGGTCGTGTGCGTTCACGGCTTGCCCCGATCATGAGAGGAGCGAAGGGCCTTCGCGCCGACGATCGGTACCGGCGACGTGACGGCGTAGTCCTCGGGGTAGTCGTCGACCGTCATGAGGATCAGTCGCACCTGGCCCGGATCCATCGCGAGCTCGCGGACCATCTCCTCGGGCGTCTTGCCCTGCTTGCGCATCCAGTCAAGCGTGCGCGCCCGGTGGTGCAGGTAGACCTGCCACGGATGATCGGTCGTCGTGTTGTCGTTTTCGCCGGCCATCGCCATCGCAAGCGCCTCGAACTGGTCGAGCGCGAGCCGATCGATCTCCTCGTCGGTCATGACCTTCGCGCGCATCGACGCGATCATCGGCTCGGTGAGCTTTCCCGGCTTCGCCAGGATCCGCTTCGCCCGATTCGACGACGCGATCCGGTGAAGCGCCTCCGCTGCGGCCTTCATGTGCTCGGTGCTCATTGTGACTAGGTCCCTTTCTTGTCCGTCGCGTGGGTCGTGACCCGACGTTGCGTCATTGCGAGCGCCTTCCAGTCGTCGCGCTCTCGGAGCAGGTCATCGACCGCCCGACGAATCGCTTGACCGTCAGAATCGCACCCAAGCCTCGCGCCGAGGTCGTGATAGAGGGACATCGCCGCCCCGAGCTGACTCACGGCTTTTCCTCTTCGTCCAGAGCCATCCGACGCGCCAACTCCTCGACGAGAAGTACGGTAGGTCGCATCGAACAGGGCAAGCCGAGCACGCGCAACGCGATCTCGCGAATACGTCGAAGGTCGTCTGCCTCGTCAAGCGGGACGCTCATGATCGCACCCCGCGCTCGCGCTCGACACGCGCGAGGACGGCCCGAGACTTCTGGCCCGGGTCGAGCTCCCAGATCTGGCAACGGATCTTCTGGTACGCCGCGAGCCATTCGCGTCGCGTCGCGTGGTTCGCGTCGGTGTCGTCCGGTGTCTCGTCCTGCTCCCATCCACAGAAAGAGCAGATCTCCCCGAGCCTCGACGAGGGGGCAGCATCGGGCGAGCGCTCGGGCCAGGCGTCGCGAGCGGAAAGCGCCGTGAGGATCTGGCCGCAGCAATCGCAATATGAGTTCTTCATGGTCTCGACTCCTTCTGTTCCCTGAGAAGGACGCGTCGGATGGGACCAATCTGAGAAGCTATCGACGCTCATTTGCCGGTCTCCGGGATCGCCTTGGCCGAGACCCGACGCGGCGGTTCGCAGAGTCCCCACCGCGCGCAGCCGGACGGCTCCTGAACCATCGACAGCTGAACGCCACCGCGCGACGTGCGCGCCCACGCGATCACGCCATCAATGGGAGTCGGTAGGTACTCACGAACGCCCTTGGTGGTCTTCTCGAGACAGAACATCGTGGTCTCCGTCTCCTTCTCGAGCTCGCGGATCTGCTCGACGCGCTTCGGGTCGAGCCGGCCGAGAAGGGCCAGTTCTTCTTTCCCCGCCTTCACGCATGGCCAACAGCCGACGCGCTCCGCGCCGAGCAGGTACAGAGGATTGATCGGGAGTCCGTTCTCGTGGTGCTCGGCCATGACCTGCTCGAGCGTCCACGCGATCATCGGCCGCCACATCTCGCAGTCGTAGAACTCGCTCCACTCGCGTTCGGGCATCTTCTCGCGGTCGGCGCTCTCCTCGGCGCGGATGCCGACGACGACGGTCACCTCGTCCTCCTCTCGGAGCCGGGCGACTTCGGCCTTGAACGGTTCGAGCTTCAGTTCCGGCGTACACCAGCGCATCCGCGCGAGCTTCCCCGGAAAGACGCCGTGCTTGCGGACGCCTTCGGCGAAGCCTCGTCCGTCGGAGACAATTTTCACCGGCTCGCCGATCGCCGCCGAGAGCTCGGCGAGATAGCCGAGCCAGTCGACACCGGGGAAGTCGGCCTCCCACTGCGTATCGCAGGCGATGGCCACGCGGGTGGCCAGGCCGGTGCGTTTAGCCCACGACCACATGGCCGCGGAGTCCTTCCCGCCGGAGATGCTGAGGGCGTAGATCACGGTTTCTCCGGTTCGTTGCCCGAGCTAGGCGACTCCAGGCGCTCTTCAAAAGCGACCTGGAGCTTCGCGAGGCGGATCCATTGCTTCTTCACGAACTCGCGAAGGTCGTCCGGCGCTCCGGTGTCAACGACGATGCGCGCCATGCGTTCGGCGGCGATGTCGAGCCCCTCGGAGACCTTCCGCAACGCTTCGCGGTCAGCCCCTGTCAGTGTCTTCACGTGCCCTCCTTCAGCGCGTTGCGCGCCGTGACCACTCGATTGAGGGTCTCGCGTGAGACCGCGAAGACGTCCTCGCCCTCCGTGCCGTCGTAGTCGTTCGGCGCCATCGCCTCCTCGATCACCTCGGACAGCAGATCGCGGAGCCCGGTCACATTCGGAGGAGGCGTCGCCCTCTCTCGGCGCGGGGGAACACGGGGAGGCAGGCCATCCCTCTCGTCCTGGCGCCCGTCGTCGTACGCCTCGCTCCACTCGGAGGCGAGGTGCAACGCCGCGCGCTTGTACTCGGGCGGGCCCTTCCCCCACTGCCCGCTCGTCTCGCAGCCGCATCGGCCCGTCGCCGTGCAGTGCGGACACGGCGTCGCATCGCTGGGGCGTTGGGGGCACGTGTACACGTTGTCCTCCCACGTGATGCCGTGCGCGCCCAGCGGGGCGAGGCACCCGGTACAGGTCGTGGACGCATCCGGGCGCTCGACCTCACTGGCAAACGTCGCCGCGTCGGCGCCCAGCATCTGCCGATGGCATGCGGGGCACGTGACGGCGACGCGGATTGCCGTCTTGCACATGTTCGCGTAGTCGGCCCCGCACTCCGCCACGCCGGGGGACGACATGAAGTGCCAGACCGGAGTCGCCTCAGCAGTGCGACGCGCGGCCGCGAGCGCAGTGTCAAGCGTCCAGCCAAACGCGAGTGTCTTCCCGATGCCGCGCCGCATCTCGATGACACACGCGTTGCAGTTGGGGAAGAATCCCGGCGTCGACCACGGGCACGTATGAAAGACGTGCGTCGCCTCTGCGCGGCCATGGTCACCGCACGTCAGGCACTCGCCGGTCTCATGCTTGCTCGTCATTGCTCCACCTGGCATGCGCATTCCTTGACCCACCACGCGCCGCGGCACTCGCAGTCGAGCCGACGACGCATCCACCGATCCGACGCCTCGACCGCGGCGCGCAGATGCTCGCGGCGCTCGTCGTCGTCGAAGAGGGCGAACTGGTCGTCTCCACTGCGATCACCACCGCTCATGACGCAACCCCGAGCCACGCCGCGAGCTTGCCCAGCAGCACGACGCCGAGGCTTGCGCAGCGTCCCTCGTGGCCGTCCTTGCGATGGCACGCCACGCTGTAGCGACACTGAAGCCGGACGTCCTCGGCGGCGATGCGGTCGATGAGGCGCTTGGCGATCATTGCCCAACCGCCGCGTCATCGGCAGCCCACGCTTCTTTCAGATCCTTCGGCGGCTCGGCCATGAACGCAGGGCACGCGCCCTTCGCATCGCACCAGTCGCACTTGTCGTTGACGACGGGCTGCGCAGTCGGCAGCCGGCGGAGGACGCGGGCGATACGTCCGGCTTCCTCGTCGAGGCGATCGGCGTCGAGGGTCTCCACGTCGAGCTCCTCCACCTTCGTCTTCAGCGCGCGGGTGTACCCGATCTCGACGATGTTCTTTCCCCAGCGTCGCGAGGCGGCCACGGCCTGGGCGTAGAGCTGCTCACGGTCGCTCGGCGGCTTGCCGGACTTCAGGTCACGAATGACGATGCGGTCGGCCTCGACGCGGACCAGGTCCAGCGTGCCGCGAAGCTGCATCGGGCCGACGTCCTCGTAGCCAGGCTCGCCTCGTCGCGGACTGTCCGAGCACTCGTCGGCGGCGGCATCGAAGCAGAGGCCGACCTCGACGTGCGTCCACTCCGTCGAGTCGAGCCATCCGGCTACGGGGCCTTCACTGATCGCGTTGCCGGCCGCGATGATGGTCGTGTCGGTCTCCTTCAACGGTCCGACGTCGACCCCTTTGCGCTTGGCGCTGTTCCAGTGGAACACGGTCCCGATGCGCGCCTCTTTGCCACCCGGTCGCTCACGCACCGGGACGTCGATGCGGAACGGAAACGCGCAGACGTGCGCCCTCGCCATGCGCGAGATGGTCAGCCGGTGCGCCCTCACGACAGGGCCGACTTTCGCTGATCCTTCGCCTTCGTCAGCGCGGCGTAGTGCAGGTCGGGGACCGGAGTGCCGGCGT